ATTCCAACTATAGTATCGTAACTGTCTGCTGTGTAAGCACTTACTACAGACGTTCCTACGTTATTACTTGTTGTTCTTCTAAAGTTTTGAGCCATTTATTTTCCTTTGTTTATAATGCGATTGACATTGCAATCACTAATCCTGTTGTTACGTTAACTGAAGAGGCACTATTTGCCGCCGCAGTAGCACTGTTAGCCGCCGCAGTTGCCGAGTTTGCCGCATTTGTAGCTGAAGTAGCCGCCTCTGCCGCTTTTGTCGTTGCTGTTGAGGCATTTCCACTAGCACCTTGAATTGCTGTAATGTTACTGTTTACAGTATTGATTGCACCAATGTTACTTGCCGCAGTGTTTACTGAAGCAATAGAACCACCAACTAAATCTACATTTGTAATTGCACCTGCAACTGTATCAATTTCTGAACTTGTTTCATTTAAGTCATCTGCAACTGTTTCAATTTCTGATACTGCTTCTGCTAAATCATTTGCTACTGCAATAACTTTAGCTATGTCAGTTGCTACTGTGTTGACTGAACCAATGTTAGTTGCTACAGTATTTATGTTTGTAGAATTTGAGTTAGCTGTAGTAATAGCTGATATGTTACTATTAACAGTATTAATTGCTGATATATTGCTATTAACATTGTTAAGAGTAGTTTTGTCTGACGCTGATAACCACGTGTTTTCTATATAATTCTTTGTAGCCGCATGTTGTGCGGCAGTAGGGTCTGCAACATTAGTAAGTCTTTTACTTTGTGCGTCCCATTGAAAATCTGTAGCTGAAATCTTAATAACGTCATTAGCATCATCAATAGCTTCTTGACCCATAAAGAACGCTTGGTCTGAGTCTGTATCTAAATCATTTTCTGTAAGTACAGAACCAGAAGCATAATCTACTAATTTAGTCCCTTGTGACGTTTTTCTTCTAATTTCAATAGCCACACTTGAAGCAGGTGCACTGTTGAATGTAAGTGTAGTCCCTGCGGCATTTAAGGCGTAAGCTGTAGTAGCCACCCCTGCTAATGTTACAATAAGGTCTGCTGTACTTCTATAACTAAAAGGTATAGAATAGGCTGTGGTGTTGTTATCACCAGTATACCTTACAAAACTATTTGCCATTAAATTCCTTAAATTTGATTATTTTATCTAAAAGGGGTACTTTATTACTTTAAAAATTTGAGCTCCCTTTCAAGCTCCATATTACCTAATTTTTCTTCAAATTTAGATATAGTAGTGTTCTTACCATCTACTTCAAATACTGCATATTCTTTTACATAATTTCTTGCTTCTAACTCATATTCTCTTATTATTTCTAATAAATATTTATCTCCCTCATACTTACCTGCAAATCTTGAATTATCATAAAATCTAGTATTATACCTAGATTCTGGGTTTTCTAATTCATCAACAAATCTTTCATTAAGAGTCATGCCACCTAACATTATTTGACTAGCCACAATATTAGTAGCTTCATATAAAGATGTACCTACAGGTAGTGTTAGTTGTTTATTGTTTTCTACATCATAGAACAAATCTTTATTCCAAGTTATATTTGTTACTGTATGCTCTTTCATATTGAAAGACTCACCATATCCCAATGAAATTCTAAATGATGGTCTTTCCCATTGTATATTACTATTGTTTAAAATTTCATTAGCTCTTTCAGATAAAACTATTTTTTTACCTGTTTTGTCTGTTATAGAGGAACTCCAATGTTTAGTAACAGGAAGTATATCTTGAGCGTTACCTAATAAAATACCTTTAGGTTTTGGATAAATATTTTTTAATGGGTCTCTTCTTGGAGATAAAGCATCACCATTAAATATATCAGGCATGGATTTATTTAAGTATTTTGTATCTATAATATCAAGTAATTCATGTGGAAGTGATTGTGTTATGTGGTCAGAAAAAGTATTTAACTCTGTTTCAGCATCACCAAATACTTTATTTGTCCATCTCCATGTTGTTGCTAATGGTACAAATTTACTTGATGTTCTGTTTATTTGTTTATCAACTTTACTTATATTTTTAGCACCTTCTTCTACACTTGCTTCTGGTTCACTAAATATTGCCATAAATTCAAAGAAATCTTGTGTCATTAATTGACTAGCAAATACGTTAGACCATATTGCAAATGATGAACCTGCCACGTGTTGAAAGAAATCAGTTACTTTATTTTGAACTGCTCTGTTTGCATCATCATTCCAAATATCACCCATCTCTTCTATTGAATCTCTAATAGAAGCGGCAATTACAAATGGTACAGAAAAAGGATACATTCTATTTAATGAAACATATTGAGTTTCACCATTTGCATCTTCATATTTATATGCAAATCTATGTTTTCTATCTTTTTCTTTAAATCCTGTAATCTTACCTTGCCAAGCCAACAATGCCGCATACGTGTAAACAATTCTTCCTAAATTTTGTATAGCTTCTGCTTTTTGTCTAACTATAGGGTCAGACGCACTTAACATTCCTCTAAATTCTAAATTTAATTTATTAAGAACAGGTGTCATTTGCCATGCAGTTTTAAATAAACTCATTGGTGTTTTAACAAAATGTAATCCTGTAAATATACGCATTAATGGATACTTGTTTGCTAAATCTAATACTAATTGACCTAAGTTACTTCCGCTTTGTTTTTGGTCAGGGAAGAATTGATTAGCGTCAAGTAATGGACTTCTTAAATTTTGTGTAAATGAGTTTACTTGTGAAACAAACGTAGGGTCATACACTGTTGATTTTGTTAAGTCATCTAGTGATTTAACTTCAACACTATTAAATTGAGATGTTGGTCTAAAGTTACCAAATTCATCTTCGTATTGATAATACATTTCTGACCATTTCTTTTCAAACGTAGTTTGCTTACCTTTTTGTGATTCTAAATCAGAAAGTAATTTATTTAGTTTATCTAACTTTTTAGTATTAATCTTATCTTGTGCTTTTTCAAATCTAATGTTTTCTTTTGCAGATATAATTTTATCTTGTAATTTAATTATGTTTACTTTGTTAAGTTTTTTATTTTGTTTCCATAAATCAGGATAAAACTTTCTCATTCTTTGATTTACATTGGCTACTCTAGCGGCTCTGTTAAATATATTTTTTGTAAATGAGTCTCCTGCTCCTAATCCACGTAATGTTAAGAAAGATAATTTACCAATAGGTGAACCTATAAATGCCGCACTTTGTTTAATTTTACTATCAGACTCTTGTAATTGTTTGAAAAATGTTTCCATGTTTCGTTGTTGTCTGCCGTCAAATCTGTGTTCTAAAGTATCACCTACACTTCTATTAGCTTTCCATGAAAGTTGTGCTTTCTTCCAAGCAATTTGATAAAATCTAAATTGACTCATTAACAAATCATTTGCCATTCTAATTTGGTCAAGAGCTAATTGTCTGTCACCTCTTCTTAAACTTTGTAAACCCATTATATAATTCTCTGCAATAAATCCTTGAAATTTAATAGCTGTAGATAAAATGTTTACTTCGTGTGTAGTAGGGTCTCCTAACAAGTTAGCTGTTGTATATTCATTCAATGCTTCAAATAGTGTAACTTTTTTATCTTTAGTTTTTCTATTTGTTTTTCTAATAACTTTACGCATTGCTTCATCATTACCAGTTAATTCAGCTAAATTTTCCATAGTTTTTATTTTTTGTGCAGGAGTCATTTTCTTTGTTTCTGCTAGTATTCTAGGTAAATCTTTACTAATGATTGTATCAACATCAAATCTTAGTTTATCTGCTTCTGTTAAGCCAACTACTATTTTTTGTTGGTTTAAAGCATCAGACACTCCTTGCACTGTTTTAAGATGATTTTGTACTAATACAGCATTTTCATTTAAACTTTTTTCTAATGAATTAGCTACTGCAAGTTTTTCATTAATGTCTACAGCTTCATTCATTAACTTTTTAATTTCTACTATTTCTTGACTTTTATTAATAATGTTAATTCTACCTGCATATATTTTAGGTGCAAAGTCAGGAGCTTTTTCTGCTAAGTTCTTTAATTCTGTTTGTAATTTTAATCTAGCTTTTTTATCTTTAACCATAATATTAGCTTTTTCTACTATCTGGTCAAATAATCCAACTCTTTGATTTACTCTAACTTTCTTTTCGTCTTTTAATCTTTTAACTATTTTAACTATTTCTTTTACAGCAGGTGTTAAAGACTTATCACTGCTAATTCTATCTAAATTAATAATAGGAGTTTTTCTTTTTATTTGTTTTACTTTCTTTTCTATTACAGGTGTGTGGTCTTTTTTAATAGTTACTTTTTTTGGTTGTTTAATTTTTGATTTAGTAGGTGTAGCAACTCCAAAATCTAAATCATAATCACCTTGAAATCCCTCACCTTTATCATAAAATTTACCTGCTTTTCTTTTACCAGTCCAATAACCCATGCTTCCACCAATAGCACCTTGTGCCGCACCACCTGCCATACCTGCAAGTAATGTTCTTGTTATGTTGTAATCAGTCATTAAATCAGCATCTATTTCAGCAGTCTGTCTAGCCATATCTGCACCTGCACCAATAGCAAAACCGTAAGCCGCTTCTTTTTTAGCTACGTCCCAAGCCGCCGCTTTAGCCGCTTGTTTTTGAAATTCTTTTTTTAATGCACCTTTTAGGGGAGTTGTTGCCGCAGTTTTAACTATGGTACTGGCTGTACCAAATGAGATTAAGTTAAGAGGGTCTGAAATTAGAGCAGGAATAAAGTCTTTAGCCCATTTTGTAAAACCTATAGTTTGTCCACCAAAATAAGGTAAGTCTGCGTATACTTGTGTTATTTCCGCCCAGTCGTGTTTGTATTTTTTATCTTTAGCTAAGACATTACCTACGTCATAAACAATTCCGCCTGTATTGTATTCGCTCCAAATTCTGTCTTGATAAAATTTTTCTATTAATTCTTTTTTAGTAAAGTCTTTTATATCTTTACCACCAGT